GGATTATCCTGATCATTTTATTGTCCCGATCAGGTCGAAATTATTCTACATCAATTTCTTAACTAATTTATAAGTTTCGAAATCTTTTATCGAGGTTGAATCACCATAGGTGTGTTTCTCGAAATTAATGTCTTTACCATCTTGCATCTCACGTAACTTGACATAACCGCGGATACCTTGGTCGCTAGGGATAAGTGAATACTTATCGGTTGACATGACATATTCAACTAAGTCACGGAAAAGAGGGTGGTACTTACAGTTCTCCAGTATTGACAAGGTTCTTATTGCAAAATAATCCTTACCGGACAATTCCTCTTTAAAATCTATGAATTTTTCTGGGTATATTAACTTACCTAAAGCTCTATAAGTAGGATAAATACCTCCAACAATGCCCTCATCAATATAACGGTACGAGTAGTACTTTTGAAGAAAGACACAGAATTCTTTCGACGTATAGCTCTTAGTATCGTTAACATTAAGACCGTAAGATCTAAAATGATCAAGTAGTTCTTCGGGATAATTAGTCGCGTAAATTCCGTCATCACCTTGTATTTGTTCATTCTTTAGTTCTTCGTTTGTGAATTCTCTAGCTATCAAGTACTGCACTATGCTATCAACTTCGTTGGTAAAAGTTGATCCAGATGGTACGCCATGATCGCCAATCTTGATACCGTCTGGAGTAATGAGACCTATCGTAATCATCCTCTCTTTGATATAATCTAAGGTTGCATGATCGCTCTTTTGGAAAGCTGATTTGATATAAATAAAAGCAGATTCAATTAATCTTCTCTTAATGCTAGCATCATAAGCAGAAAAGTCAATACTTACAAGTGATTGTCCATTTCCACGGGCTTGATTCATTAGTAGAACAACTTTGTTGTCTACATTGCTCGGAGTAGTGACGCTTGATCGCCAGTCTAGCCTTGACTGATATTCAAGAAGTGGACGGTAATATGACATCTCTAGAATAGTGTCTGCAATCGGATAACCCCAAACAGTTCTAGTTTTATTACCTTCTTGAGTACGTGTAAATAATACACAGGGATCTCTTCTTTGAAGCAGAGTGTTGAGCTGACTCACTGCCAATTCTTTAACTTTACCTTTCTTTTGGTAAAATGGTAATC